CACGAATACTATCCGCTTTAGTTGACGTTTTTAAATATTGAGAATAAAGTTCCGGGTGATCTTCCTGAAACTTCTTTGTATCAAAACTCTTACCCATTGAAGAGGGAGTATAGCTAACACGCAACCGGCCAGCATCCCATGATTTAACACCGTTCTCACGCATGGCGCTTTTAAGTTGTTCCTTGTAACCTTTCTGCACTTCAGCGATATAACTTGCCTGTTCCTCTATATCAATAATAGTATCTACTAATTGCATAGGAATAAGCTGTTTCCCATCGGCTGGAACAGGAGCATTAGGTAAGAAGTGTTCACCTTTAATCTCACATTCCAGTAATCTCTTAACCTCTGCATCCGGTTTACGCTCAATCTCGACTAATTCCGACTTATCCCCACGTAACCAAATGCCAAACAATTTATCAACTTTAATTAGTGGATTTTGAAGTTCAAACAAATAGGCATAAATTGATAACTGCCAACTCAAATACTCACGGTCAAGACTTGCAGTAGTCTTGATATCGACAAGGCTGATTTTCTCGTCCTTTTCCCAAACACAATCAATATTCGATGCAAAATATTCATTGTCTGAAACAGTGTACTCATTGGCAAAAGCCTTATATCCGGCATTTACTCTTTCCCTGATATAATTAATAGCTTCAATACTCTCGGGTGGTAATCCTGTTACATCAGCAAACTGGCATTGTCCATGAATACGACTACCTTTTTCAGCAGCTCTTTTCAATATGTATTCTGGAATATCCTTATACTTATTGGGAAATAACTGCCGGCTAATCATTCCGGTAATACCTTTTAGTTGCTTTTCACCAAGAAAATATGTGTGGTTCTCTTCCGAGAAAACCACACTCGATTTAACTAACTCTATCATTGTGCCGGGTAAATTTTGCCCATATTCATACAGGCGTTTACAAACTCTTTATCATTTTGCATAGCTGGATTACCATACCATACTTTTTCAAGTTCAGCTCTGCTTTTGACAGCAAGCATGTCAGCAATAGCCTTTTTTAATTGAGCACCTGTATATACAGGAGCAGTGTTAGCAGGTGTTTTTGCAGGCTGTTGTGTATCTTCCTTTTCATGAGTATTGGTTGAATCGCTGTCTTTCGCATCATCAATGCAAAACAGACCGTTAAGAGCGTACTTTCTTGCATAAGAAGATGAGGCCCCAGTGATTTGGCTCCCATCCATTCCTTTCTTTGTCTCTTCTTCCCTTGCAAAAGCAGTAGTCACTTCTTTTTCTCCCTTGTCATTAGTCAAAGTAACAGTTGCTTTTACGTAGATCCTGTCACCTACTGCGATCATCTCATCGCTTAGAGTTAACGTACACTTGGTTTCAGCAAGAACAGGTTTCACTGATTCAAGAATATCCTCACAACTACGGTACTTGTATTTACCGAAAGTATTATACTGCCCTTTGGGGGCTTTCAGCTTTTGCTGAATGGTTACTAATTCTTTCATAATTCTGAAATTAATGGTTTGACTTTTAATTCTTTACATCTATAAAGTTATCTTTTATTGACAAGATGTGCAAACAGAAACTTCGCCATTTTAACGCCTTTTTTAGTAACAAAAAACTGCCTGTACGATATTGTACAGGCAGAAAAGCATATGTTTCTATGAAAAAAGTCCAATGTACCTTATGGATCGGCTACGCTTAAAGGGTGTACGGCTCCCGCTGATTTATGCACATCTAAATATGTGGACGGTGCCGGTATCGAACCGACCTCTTTACATTGTGCGCACTCTGTAATGTTTCATCCAAGAATACTGCCCGCCCAAATAAAAAAAGATGTACTATTCTCACGAACCATTACATCTTATCATGATACAACACTAAATAAAGACACGACATCTATAACTGGTTAGGTGTGGAGAAACCCGGATTCGAACCGGGACGATAGATTACCTATGTATGACTTTCTTCAATCTATCTGCATACTTGCGTCTACCAATTCCGCCATTTCTCCAATTAAAAAAGGTACACTATTCTCACGAACCATGTACCAAACACACAAAATAAAACACGACAAAACTACTAAATAACTCTCACGAGCTTGTGAAGCTTGCAGGACTCGAACCTGCACTGGGTGTCTACTTTCTCGAAGGGTCCTACGATACTCATATACAGATTTCCACTGAACCAACTCTGATATTGAGCGCGCCTACCAATTACGCCAAAGCTTCATAGTCTACACAGAGCTCACCGTGTCGCATGGAGAATGTTACTCAAAGCTATCTATATCACTTGTTTTCACAAACAGTTTCCACCGTCGCACGTCCACGTGTAAAGAGATGTGTAGAGACCTTCTTCAATAGAATCAGAAGTGTGGACGGTACAGGAATCGAACCTGTCTCAATCGTTATAAATTGGTTGCGCAACACAAAGCTTTAACCGATAAGCTAACCGTCCGTTTTAAGTGAACTATTCTCACGAACCGTCCACTTGGAAACACAAACACAAAAATAAAACACGACAAATGTGGAGATGAGGAGATTCGAACTCCTGAAAGGTTGATTCCTTTTGCACTATTTTCGGGTAGCTACTCCCTATCTTCATGTACCATACTTACATTACCACGTGCTACTGTAAATCAAACGTAATCCTACTACGCATCCCCGTATTTGCCACACCAACGCTATGATGTGGACTTCAAGTTCTAAAAAATAATAATACTATGAAAAACATGAGTTCACTCTCACGAGTTACTTTGCTCCCGGATAGCCGATCAGAGCACACCGGGATAGATGTAGAACACTTAAATCAAATAAATAAGGGACTCACACCCTACGAAGCTCCTTACTTCGGTATTGTTGGTTAAACATAAATGAGAATTATCTCTGTGAAGGAACCCGGAATCGAACCGGGATGAGTTGTCATGCTCACTACATCTAAGGGCTGACATTCCCTATTGTTGAGTAGCGCGTCTGCCTCTTTCGCCATTCCTTCAATTCGTAGCCGGACACTACCGGCTACTTTGATTGATTTGATATATTCACCCTCACGGGTTACTTAACTCATTTAGAGTTGAGCTGGGAAACGGATTCGAACCGCTGACCTCATGTAACTCTTCTAGTACTCCTTTAGAAACATAGTCATTATTCTGAAAGGCATCAGAACGCCATATAATTTTCTGTTTTTCTCCCAAGAATGTACGCCATGCGCTCTACCCATTGAGCTACCCCGACAAGTGCCCGGCGAACCGGGCTAATCATGACTAATAAAATTAAGCAATGCAGACCTTCACAGGCTATCTTTATTTTGTTTCTTATCTTCATATATGAATCTTACAGCCAATAGCACAACCACTATGAAGAATATGATATATGACCAAGCAATATCACCTCTTGTCGCTTCGATTCCTCCACCTATATACATAGCTACCAGTAAGGCAACTACCGTAAAAATGTTATGAACAATTTTCAATGTTTTCATTTTTTCCGTTTTTTACGTTTGACTTTCTTTGCACACCGACAATGCAGCAATACTTGAGCAGCATTACAATGCCATTTGCCATTCTGAACATTTGCAGGCTTATCACTTTCAATCTTACCTGCCTCAATGAGACTAATCAACTTTTTCTCGCCCCCTACATAGTATGCTGACTTATCTTTCCCGAATATCTCTGTCGAAAACAAACGGAGAATATTATCCAGCAATATTTCAGCCATTTCACCCCTAATAGTTTCCATAGTCCTAAAAATAGCTGGTTACTCAATTCTTGTCACAGTGACAATACCATTATCTTTATCAGATTTAATTCCCCATTTCTTGTCAGGCTCCTTATCCTTTAATCTGTAAGATATTAGGTTCAGGATATATGTCCTATTAGAAATTGGAAAAATTTCTTTTGCGTCTTTTTCCATCTCACGAATGACGCACATAATACTTTTCTTCTTTTCTTCCATTATTGTAGTATTTATGAATTAATAAAAGGAGCGATGAGCGGATTCGAACCGCCGACCTCTGCTTGTGGTGCTCTTCCGTTAAGCTAAGAGTGTTTCTTGAGAGACTCGAACTCTCAACCATCCACCACACACAGCGCTCTAACCAATTGAGCTACATCGCTCTTGTATGTTATTCACTTTAATTCTATCTATATACTTACCGAAATCCTCTGCTATTCGGTTACAGGGTATTTTTTGCACCTCGCTTTTATTGCTGATTGCGGTGCTACTCCGGTGTACCAAACCACCGTCTTACTACAGCCCACTACCTACTCTCACGAGCTTCGTATTCCTGCTACGTAAGCCATATATGTTTTCCAAAATGTCAAAGAACTCTTCTCTGTGTTCCCAGTCTCCTTTCAAAGGCAGGCTCTTAGACCGGACTGGGTACCGGATAACCGGTGGTTTGGTTTGACTTAGTGAGGGTTAGTTAGTAGCTTCATTGGTAATCGCACGAAGAACAACAGAAGCAGCATTCAGAGATTCTTTAACCTTTGCAAGCTTATTGGACTCACTTTGCCACCATCCTTTGTACATGTCAGTCGATTCTTTCTGTACTTTTACTTCATTTTTCAATGATTCATTCTCGGCACGTAGCTCCTTAATAATCTTCTCATTCTCGATGGCTTTCGCTTTTAATTCAGCTCCATCAATAGTACTTTTATCAAGATTTGTAGACAGTTCTTCTACTTTATCAATTAGCTGTGCTTTAGTCATTGCTTGTAGTTCCATAATAATTGATTTTTATGATTGATTTGATTAGTTACTTAGTCACATACCCCATAGCCAAGTTCCCACAAGGATCGCTGTAAAAGTCAGAAAGAGAAAGATTCTTCTTTGGAAATAAGGTTCCCTCTGCAGCAGCTTTGTGCATATCCTGCTCTGCAAAATATTCATCCATTTTTAGATGAGCATCAATCCATGAGGTTCGTAGAGCAGATTTTAAAGAGTATCCATAGTTACGAACATAAACCCAAGCTCTTTGCATTATTGCTTTTACATTGAACTTGCCATCAACGATAAGTCTGTAATCTCTCTTTTTGGATAAACTTTTAATCCCGTTTGGTTGGATATTTGCTATTTTATTCATACTTTTGGAGTATTGATTGATTGATGATGCAAATATAATCCCATTTGGTATTATTTGCAAATATAAAAACCTAATTGTAATACCAATTGGGATTATTTAACTTTTGATTGATTTGATATGATTAGTAGAATTAAGGAGATTATCACCTATTCGGGATTATCCGATAGGGCATTTGCGTTAAGGTGTGGATTAGCTCAAAATACTCTTAACAGGCAATTAAACGGAGTCAGAGAACTTAGTCTTTCAACAGTAAACGCAATACTCAATACGTTTACAGATATTTCGTCAGAATGGCTACTCCGTGGAAAAGGACAAATGTTACTTTCTGAAGTGAACAATGATGCCCAAAACATTGAGCGTGTAACTCGACTCGCCGACACCATCGCAAATCTTCAAGGAACAATTAATGAGCAGATGAAAACTATTCAGCTTTTAACAGAGGACAACAAAAAAGTTAGGGGCGAATTAGCTATGCTAAAGAATGAACGAAACGCAGGATAAAAAAGGGCTATGAAAAAGATACTCTACACTATTATTGTAATATTGTTCTGCTCATGCAAATCAATGTACTATTCAGAAAAAGTCTATAAACTTGACTTCTCACAATATACAAAAGAGGGATTTTACATCTACCCCAAAGAAGTCACCCCTATAACATTAAAATATGAACCTGTATCTGATATATTAATTGTATTCAAATCTGGGAAACTACCCAAAGGATATGATCCCTCGCAATTTACCATAATTGACAGAGTGGAATTCAGTGGGCTGGCGATTCCTACAGACAAGTATATATTAGAAAAAGTTGTTCAAGAAGCTAAAAAGCATAATGCAAATTCACTTATTAATTTTTCAATTAGATATTTAGATAATTTCAAGAAAATAGAAGTATCTGCAATTGCAGTAAGAATAGAAAAATAATATAAGAATATGAAACTGGATAGTACTTAAAAAGAGTTACATTGCTGTTTCCGTGCTGTTTAGCATTTTTCAGCAGCTATAACTAATTAAGTTGGAAGCATTTAATAGACATTATCAAAAATATGTCTAGTTTAGTTTTTGTGTTGAAATGGCTTCCTCGTCG